GTCTTCTCCTGCACCCCGTAGGTGAGGATCTGCTCCTGAATCGCCGAGGCGGCCGAAGCGAACGAGTCGAGCTCCTGACCGGAGCGGAAGTTCGGCACGTTGGCCGCGACCGTCATGGTCGCCAGCGCGGTCCCGCTTCCGTTGGGCGGAGTCTGGTCGCCATTCGGCGGTGCATTGCGCGCAACCGGCTTGCGACCCTTCTTCCCCGTCCCCCTGCCGCGAGCTGCGGTCAGCGCGTCGGCCTTGGCCTTGGCGTCGTCGTCCGCAGTGTCGTCGCCACCGGTATCGGTGTCGTCGTCACCAGCGTCGCCATCGTCGTCGGTGTCGCCATCCGCATCGTCGGTGGCATCGGCATCGCCGTCGCCGCCGTCGTCGGTGCTGAACGCAGCGCGCTTCTTGTCGCCCTCGATGAAGGCGTCACGCCGGGTCTTCAGGTCCGAGAACAGCGTGAACGTGGCGTCGACCTCGACCAGCGAGGCATCGTCGGCCAGTCCGTTGCCGTGGGCCTGAACCTTCGTGAACAGCTCCTCGAGCGCCTGACGCGAAAGGCTGTCAAGGTCGTCGGGAACGTCGAACGGGAACTCGAATTCCATGATGGGCTCCGCTTTGTCTCAGCGTGGAATACACGATTACTCGCGGCGCCCAGCCGGACCGAATCCTGACACTGGTTCGCACTCGAAGGTCACAGTAGCAGACGCCACTACGCGACCTTTCTGTACGACCCGCCCTTTTTCGCCACGGTCAGCTTCGCGTCGGCCTCGCTGGTGAACGTGAGGGTCTTGCCGTCGCTGGTGGTCACCTTGAACCGTTCGGACTTCTTGGTCTTCCCGCATCCGCAACCCACGTCACCCTCCCACCAGTTCGCGAAGATCGGCCAGTCGAGCATCCCGCTCAACGGCGACGGTCTCGTCGATCGCCGCGACGAGCTCGGCCTTGCGGACTATGGCCTGCGCGGCGTCGTGCATCTTCTCGACCACCGTCTGCGCGATCCGGTCATAGTCAATCTCGGTCGACAGCTTCTCGGTGCTCGGCGGCTCCGGCGAGAAGCAAGCCACCAAAGCAGTCGTGCGGCCGTACGACGTGTGCGTCATGATCGGGAAGCCGGGCTCGGACAGATGCGCCGGCCCCTTCTGAAGCGCCAGAACCTCGATCAGTTCCAGGCCGTCCGGAGTCTCTCGCCAGTCGCCGGAGATCTTCCGCCGCGACAGGATGCTCAGCGTTGCCGAATCGAGATCCGGCTGCAACGCCCCCGCGATCCAGAACCCGATGTCGTCCTTGCCGACCACGACGTAGCCCGCGACGGTCTTGTCGTCGTAGGTGGCCATCGCCGCCGACAGTGACTTGTCTAGACTCGCGTGCCAACCGCCGGCAGTGAACCGGCCGGCCCACACCGTTCCCTCATCGGTCTCAATCGCGTAACGGTGGAACCACGAGAAGTCGACCTCGGTGTCCGGCGGCGTGGTGCAAATGCCGAGCCGCTGCTGAACCCCGACGTGGCAGGTGCCATGCAGCGCCATGTGTCCGAAGATCCGGCCGTCATCGGTGTACGTCACCGCAGTCGGCTCAGTCAGTTCCGGATTCTTGAACCACTCGTGGTTCGGCAGGCTCCGCTCCGATGCGACCAGACCCATCTGCTTCACGCTGTTCTCACTCGCGGAGAACGGGCACTCGGGCCAGTCGTCATACTTGCTGCGGATCCGGCCGTACATCCGGCAGATCTTGCCGCGAATGGTCGCCTTCTCAGACTCGGGGATGCTCGCGGCGTTCACGCCCCGTCCACCGGCCGCTGCCGCTACACCCTTCGGAATCAGGGTCAGCGTTCCGTCAACCACATCGGCGAACGGCAGCTTGTAAGTGCTCGCCGAATCTGCGTCGCCCTCCGGGTCGCGATACAGGTGGCCGCGTCGCGCGGTCTCGGCGCCGACGCCCAGCATCCGCTTGGTAGCACCGCTACCGTCCCAGGTCCGGCTCCGGTCGCCGATCGGCAGTCCCGTTGATCCGATCACCGATCCGACCAGCGCGTTCTCGACAGCCTGGTCGCTCATGTCTTCGTCGTCGCCAGCGTTCTCGTCATCGAAGATCTCGATCGTGCCGAGAGTCTCCCCGAAAGCCGGACCGGACACCGCGGCCGCGTTCATGATCGTCGCGTGGGTGCACAACACCTCGAGCTCGATCTCCTCGAACTCCTCTTCGGTGAGCGTGGACAGATCGACCGGATCGTCGGTGCCCGCTTCGACGATCATCAGCTCCATCGAATCCGGCTCCATCCGGATCGACGCGCCGATGACGCCCTTGTTCGCAAGCAGCACGAACTCCTCGACGTCCTCGGCCAGCTTCGTACCCGGCAGCGTCTCGAGGATCTCACCAGAGCCGGTGACATGCTCACCGTAGGTGATCGAGTCGACCGTCGCCACGATCACCGACCCGTTGTGACCGTCGTCGCTCTCCTCGCGCTGCCACAGGAACGGGATCGGCAGCGTCCGGGAGTCCAGCGCGTTCTTCGCGAAGCGCAACCGCCGAGAGTCGTCGTTGCGGACACCCACCGGGGCGAGCATCCCGCTCCATCGCCTAGCCATGTGTCCTCATCCTCTCTACGCGACGAGCTCGATCGGGCGCATCGCATCGTTCACCGTCGCCGCCAGCAGATCGTCGCTGTGGGCGGTTCCGCTGGTCAGCAGTGTCACACAGTAGCCGTGCAGCAGCTTTCGCAACTCGGTCTCCCTGAGCCCGAACCCAGTCGCCAGCACGCCGATGTGATCCCAGGCGCCGGCCAGCAGCTTCTCGGCCTGCTCGTCGGTCTGCGCCCCGACCTTGATGTTCAGCAGATACTTCGGCACCTCGGACCACCGGTGCCGCCGGTCGCCGGGACTGGTCATCCGTCCGCCGGCCAGCTCCATCGCCCGCAGCACCATCAGATTCGACGCAGTCATCACCAGATCGACCGACGGTACCTTCACCGAATTACGCTCACGACCCTCGTCTTCGCCGCTAGGAAGCGCCCGCGGATTCTCGGCCGGCGGCGGTTCGATCTCTCTCGGTCGGCCATCCTGATCGCTCGTTCCGCCGATCTCGCCCTCGATACCGATGATCCGGCGGATGGTCGAGTCGGCCAGCAGGCTCGGCTCGCGTTCGGCGGCGCGCATCACCAGATGCCGGATCCGCTCGACCTCGGTCATCTTGGCCTCGTCGGGGAACGCCCCCTCTTTCCTTGCGGTCTCGTCGTCGACCAGGCCGCGGTCCCAGAACGCCAGGGCGTCTTCGCTGCGGTTCGGGCGCACCGCCAGCGGTGCGGTGTCGAACCCGTAGGCGTATGCCTCGGGATCCTCGTCGATGTCCTCGAGAGCGGCGACCAGATACCCGATGGTCGCCGCATCGGCGACTCGGCTCAGCAGCGGCCGAATGTGAATCTTGATGACCTGCTCGTCGGCCAGCCAGGCATGCCAACGTGAGGAGTCGGCGGCGCCGGTCAGCAGCTCGGCCGGCATGTCCAGCGCGAGAGCGAGCCGTTGGATGGCGCCGGACTTGAGCTCGCCAAGCTTCTCGGACAGCTCCGACCAGTAGTGCGTCGGCTTGAGCTTGTCGATGAACTCGACCGCCCAGTCCGGCAGGGTCGCGAAGATCGGGAGCATCGCACTGGCGTCGGCCTGCTCGCCCATGTTCTGCTCGGCGACGCGGGCCAGGTACTTGACGAACCCGCCGAGACCACCCTCCTCGTCGTCGCCGTGCGGGAAGTCGATCCCCTCGGGAAGCCACTGGATGCCTGCGCCGACGAGCCGGGACTCGAGTTCGGCGAACTCCCGCTTGAGCAGCAGCAGCATCTCCGTGAGGACCGGGATCGCCGCTCTGACGGGAGAATCAGGCTGGTCGGTGAACCTCGGGTGCGGCGTCCACACCCGGCGCATGATGTCCCGGTCGTCGCGAAGGACGAGCTTGCCGCCGCCGACGTCGCGGGGCCGGTTCACCACGATCTTGCCGCCGGTGGTGTCGATCATCGCGTTCGAGACCACATACCACTTGTCGGCCTCGTTATCGGTGCGAACGCCCTCGCCGACGATGAAAGCCTCGCCGGCCACGAACAGGTTGATGCCCAGGAGGCGCAGATTCTCGTCACGCCGGCTTCCTGAGCCGAGGGGAACGGCGGCCAGCCTCGCGATGTCCCCGGTCTTGACCTCCTTGGTGACCTCACCGGAGTCGTCGAGCTCTCCGACGAACATCCGGCACTGGCTCAGCGCACCGCCGATCCAGTTCGCCGCGAACCGCAGCTCCCCGATCAGGTCGTAGAACCGCCACGCCTCGACCTGCCACTCCGAGTCCTTCAGTCGCAGGTTCCTGTCCACGTTTGACGCGGTGATCGGAGCGGCCGAAGCGACCAGGGATCGCGGCTTGTGTCCGTTTCCATTGCTGCTGCTACCGTCGATGCCTGGAAGCGCAATCATCTCGTGGCGTACCGAGAGCCGGTCGGCGAGCTTGACAGTCCTGGCGACGAATGCGGAGAGCTGCCGGGGCAATGTCGAAGACGGCCGGGACTCTTTCACCCGCTACCTCCCGATTCCCGAGACCATCCCGGCGACCTGGGACGCCGCCAGCGCCAGCAGACCGATATAGACCAGACCGCTTCCGTACGCGAAGTACACCACGGTTGCCAGCGCCGCGCCTGCGTAGATACTGACACACCAGGGACAGAACAGCAGGTAAGCCACCTTCGACTCGTCCTTGGTGCGTCTGGCGACCCAGTTCCTCATGGGTTCGGTGATCTTGTCTTCGACGACCAGTCCGGTCAACCGCGCGGTCGCTAGAGCGACGAGCGCGATGATCGAAAGGTCGGGCACGCGCCTAGCATATTGCCTGTTATGTTCAGCTCTCGACCATGACTTCGTTCCGGTAGAGCAGAACGGCGCCACCGTTGTGAGCTGGTGACGCCGCGTCACCCCTGCCGAGGGCGTGAGGAATGCTAGCGGAAAGGACCGCGCCCCCGGTCGAGCGGGCTCAGGCTCAGGATGCCTCTGCGTCTCGGCTTCGTATTGATCGGCGGTGCTCTGCGCTTTCCGTCACCTTGTTCGCCGTGGTCTTGTCGCTGCTTCTTGAGCTGCTCGGCCTTCTCCGCCTGCCGCTCCTGTGCACCCGGCACCTTCGCGTACTCAACCTGACCCTTGACCTTGTCCACGAAGAACGACATCACCACCGCGTCGCCGACGTCGGGGCTTCGCCCGATCCTGGCGACCAGCTTGTCCTTCGGCTCGATCTCGATCTTCGGCGGCACCCCGGACTTGACGTCCCATCGGGGCGCGCACAAGTCGCCGGTGAGCTGGTCGTCGTCGGGAAGGGCAACCTGGGAGTCGTTACTCGGGTCCAGTAACTCACGCATGTGCCACCAGGCTTCTGACCTGCGGTTACTGAATCCGAACTCTCTGGATCGGTCCCTGCTCTTGCTCTTTCCGGAACCCGTGAAGGGAACGACCTTCTGCTTGAGCTCGCGTAAGCGGTCGACCACGCCGGCCCCGATGCCGATCACGTCGACGACCGCCTTGGTGGTGCCGTCCATGTGCCTGAGCACCTCACTCGCGGTCCGCATGGTGTCGGTGAACCTGCGGCGCTCCACCTTCTCGATGATGTCGCCTCTGCGGTGCGCGAGGGCGGAGAAGTCCTTGCCGCTGCGCGCGACGTCCACGCCGAGAACCTTCGCGGTTTCGGTCCTGCGTCCTTGTTCGTCCCACTCCTTCCAGCGCAAGTTGGCCTGCTCCACCCATTCCAGCGGGATCGTGGCCTCGTCGTCTTGGGCGTGAAACTCACCCAGCACCCGGTTCCGGTAGATTGCCGAGTTCTCCCCCCACTGCACCTTCCGGCGTTCGGCCCATTGACGGCTGATTCTTTTTGCCTTGATGGCCTCGTCCAGCGTGACGTGCCTCGAGTGCCAGTCATCCAGGCCCGGCCGCTTGGCGTGGATCTCGAAGAACCTTCCGCTCGGAGCGCCGGGGGTGCTGATCGCGAGTGCGAACGCCTCCATCGGCGTGTCGTCATCGCCGCCGTCACCTGAGAGCGCACCCTCTGCGGCGTCCCAGGTCTCGACGGGTATCGCCTTGGCCTCGTCGAAGATGTACAAGATGCTGTCCGCGTGAGCACCCTCGAGGTTGACGGGGTCGTCGGAGGCGATGGCGCTCGCCGCTCCGTGCGGGAGCTTCAACCTCAGGTCGAGAAGCTCGGCTCGCGGTCTCGGCCTTTGAATTCCCAGCTCGTCCCACTTCACCCTGGCGATCCACTTATGGATCTCAGGCCACAGATAGATGGTCAGATGGCGCCACGCCGTCGCGGTCGTGACGACCTTCCAGTCCACACCGGCGACCTCTCTGGTACATCCGAACCACAGGGTCGTGAGGGATGCCAGCGCGGACTTGCCCAAACCGTGCGGGCCTCTGACCGCCTGCCGCCTGTGGACCGGGATCCCGGCGATGACCTCCTGCTGGTAGTCCGCGAGGGATGTGTTCGGCGGCCAGTCGATGTAACGGTCCAGCCACTCCACCGGGTCGTGGTACAGGCCACGCGCCTCGTGCACAGCGCCGGCGCGACGGAGCGAGGACGCCAACTGGATCGACATGGCAATCAGCGTAACTGCGTTCAGCCTCCACCATGACTTCGTTCGGTGACTCGGCGATTCCGTGCTTTTCCTGACTTGACGGAAGCTATTTTCGCTGGTACGCTTAGCTTCTAAGCGTACCAGCGAAAATCCCAGTTAGGGTGTTTTTTCGTATTTTGTCCATTGCGCTGCTATCGGTCGCCTCCGCCGGCTCAACGGAAACCGAGCGGAAACGCATCACGTCGTCACGCCGCACCCCGTCATGTCGTGTCGCCACGCCACGATGTCACGCCACGATGTGATGATGTGATGCACA